AACATTAAGTGTATTGGAAGATATCTATTCTGATTTGGACGATGCCGATTACTTTGTGGATTTTAAAGAATACGTGAAATTATTAGAAAAGGTAAAGGAAGAGTTTGGTAGATTAGGTAAGAATAATAAAGTTCCATCTCAAGAAGGTGTGTTTATTAGTATTGAGGGAATTGACCCTGAAACCAATAAGGTAAAGTTCAAACTGAAGAGATTTGACTCTGAAAAAGATGCCTACGAGATAAAAAAAGGGAGAGCCAAGCTCTCCTCAATTTACAACATGATGAATAACTATTCGTTATTCGACCCCTTTGAATAATACCTTCTCACGAATAATTTCGTAAAGAGAAGCACATTCTTCATCACTCAACCACACAGATTCACCCGTATGTTTTGAGATGATACTCACCCCTGACCATTCTTTGTGAACAATGTTGTCATCCAACTCTACGGTATCTTCTTCATCGTAAAGACCGTCACCTAATGTAGAATCCCAATCGTCAAAATCATCATCTCTAAGACTGTCCACATCAAATAAGTTTCCGTAACCATAGGTTAGGTTGTTTTTCTTAAAGTGATATTCATACTTTTCAAAACCCAATTCGTTAACCAAATTGATACCACTACGAATAGCTTTGTCCACATCTTCAGTTGAGATGAATTCATTGGCCGTATGCATATTGTAATATCCACAAGACATATTCAAACAAACGAAGTCAGACTTCATTTTGATTTGTGACACATCGGTATAGGGGTGAGACTGTAGTTCTAATTTGGTACCCATAGTGTTTTCAATCACACGAATGGCACGTTCACCAAACTCACTATCACGTTCAAAGAGTTGAACTCCCGAGCAATACTCGGTAATTAGGTGGTCACCAGGTGCGTCGAATTGAATGGCGTAACCGACGTCGTTGAGGAAGTCAATATCACATTTGCTTGAACCGTGACATCCGGTCTCTTCAGAAACGAATAGCCCTACTTTCACATTTGATAGAACGCGGAGTAGTTCGAGACAAATGAATATTCCCGCTTTATCATCACCACCAATACCTGTCGGATTACCATCTGGCGTGTATGCCTTTAGGACATGATGTTCTGTGTCATCGAATGTTTTTCCGAAGGTAGGTGGTTTGGGAAGATATTGCTCCTCAACGACAATTTCTGGTACCAACGAGTGGACCGTGTCGGTATGGGCAATGAACATTGGAAAATGTCCGTTGAAACCCTCTTGTTTCTTGGTTGCGTAGATGTTGTTCATCTCATCGGTGTAGTATTCAACACCTGGAATGGTGTCCAATACCCATGAGATGTATTCCACCATCTGGTCCTCTTGATATGTTTTCGAGGGGACTGAGAGCAGGTCTTTAAAACGAGTTAAGGTTTCTTTGTTCATTGTTTTTAATTTAGTCTACAAATATACATCTTTTTTTTGAGTTGCCAAAAAAGAGGGGGTTAATTCCCCTCTTTTAATACAACATTTTCTTCCTCAACCTCTAAGGTATAAGTGTTTCCGATTTTAATCTTACCACGAAGAACTTCTTCAGAGATAAAATCTTCAATCTTCTCTTGGATTGCTCGTTTGATAGGACGTGCTCCGTATTTCTCATCGAAACCGATATCTGCCAACATATCACGTAGTTCTTTGGTAATGTCGATGTTGTAACCCAACTTATCCAAACGTTTGCTGAGTTTAGATAACTCGATGTCCACAATCTGACGAACTTCAGTTTCTTTGAGAGGGTTGAAGACAATCACCTCATCCAAACGGTTTAAGAACTCAGGGGTAAAGTGGTTCTTCAACTCTTTTTGAAGGAGAGCCTTTTTTAGGTCCTCATCACCACTCATTCTTGCGTTGGTATCAAAACCTACACCCGCTCCGAAGTCTTGAAGTTTCTTAACACCCAAGTTTGATGTCATAATAATCAAACAGTTTTTGAAGTTAATCTTGCGACCGAAACTGTCTGTTAGGTGACCATCGTCCATCATCTGAAGAAGAAGTGAGAAGATGTCTTTGTTTGCCTTTTCAATCTCATCAAACAATACCACTGAGTAAGGTTTGTTCTTCACCGCCTCGGTAAGTTGACCACCTTGGTCGTGACCCACATATCCTGGAGGAGAACCAATCAAACGAGACATGGTGTATTTCTCTTGGTATTCACTCATATCCACTCGGATGAGTGCGTCTTCGTCACCGAAGATTTCTTTCGCCAATTGTTTTGCTAAGTGAGTCTTACCAATACCAGTTGAACCTAAGAAGATAAATGAACCGATTGGTCGGTTGGGGTCTTTGATACCCACACGGTTACGACGGATAGCTTTTGCAATCTTCTTAACCGCCGGTTCTTGACCTATGACCGTCTTATTGAGGCTGTTTTCCAACTCCAACAAACCATCCATCTCATTTTGGTTGAGTTTGGATACAGGAATCTTGGTCATGTTTGCCACCACATCATAAACCATTTCTTCAGTGACATCTTTACGCTCGGTATCTTGCTTCTTTTCAAAATCTTCCTTAACCTTCTCTAACTTTTCCAATACCTTACGTTCTTTGTCACGTAGATGTGCCGCTTTCTCATAGTCCTGACGTTTTACCACGTCAATTTTCTCCTGCTTGATTTTGAGTGCCTCTTCCTTCAATACCTCAATCTCTTCAGGTAGTTTCACAGAAATCTGTGTTCGTGCACCCACCTCATCCATGATATCAATAGCTTTATCAGGGAACTCACGGTCTGTAATGTAACGGTCAGCTAAGTATACACATGCTTCTAACGATTCGTCAGTGTAGTTTACTTTGTGGTGAGACTCGTAACGAGACTTGAGGTTGGAAAGGATAATCATTGTCTCTTCAGGTGTTGCACCGTCCACGACTACTTTTTGGAAACGACGTTCCAATGCTCCGTCCTTCTCAATGTTCTCACGGTATTCGTCAAGAGTCGTTGCTCCAATACATTGTAGTTCACCACGAGCAAGTGCTGGTTTGAAGATGTTGGATGCGTCCAATGAACCTGATGCATTACCAGTACCAATAATGGTATGAATCTCATCGATGAAGATGATGATATCAGGGTTTTCGTGAAGTTCGTCCAAGATAACCTTTAGACGCTCCTCAAACTGTCCACGATACTTAGTTCCTGCAACGATGGATGTGAGGTCCAAAGAAACGATGCGTTTATCACAAAGATTACGAGGACAATCACCTTCGAAAATCTTCATCGCCAATCCTTCAACAATGGCGGTCTTACCAGCGCCTGGCTCGCCAATGATGATAGGGTTGTTTTTCTTTCTACGAGAAAGGATTTGTGCGATTCGGTCAATCTCACGTTCACGACCCACCACAGGGTCGAGTTTTCCCATCTCCGCCAACTTATTCAAATCACGAGAGAAGTTGTCCAACACCGGAGTTGGTGAGTTGGATTTTTTCTTGTCTCCACGTGGGTTGTCATTAGGGTCTACAGACTCAATCATATATCAATCGTTTTTAATTTTTAACACTACAAAGATAAACAAAAATCGGAACAAAAAACACATTAACTCAAAATGTCAGTAAATTTTATTTACAACTGACATTATGTCAGTAAACATACCCGATTTTCAATTTGGCACATTTTTCTATGAGAGAACAAATGTAAAATAAATTTTTTAAAAATACAAAATTATGTTTGGAAGAAGAAATTGGTTATCAGAATTCGATTCTATGTTTAATGAATTAAACTCTATGTTCAACTCACCTACCTATATTCAGGGTAAGAGTAAGGTTGAGGAAGGAAGTGATGAACACGGAAAGTGGACCAAAGAAACTTTTACTTCTAACGACGGAACTTATTCAGTAACATCTATCGTTAGGGTAAACGATTCTACAACCACAACAGAAAGTGATAAAACTCTAGAATTAAAGAACAAACTACAGAAGTATGTTGAAAATCAAGAGTTTGAAAAAGCTGCAGAACTAAGAGACCAAATCAAAAACTTAGAAAACAATAACAAGAAAATAACCGACTTAAAAGAAGAACTCCAATTGGCAATCTCAAAAGAAAACTTCGAAAGGGCCATCGAACTTCGTGACGAGATAAAAAAATTGGAGGACTAATTCCTGAAAACCCCGAGAAATCGGGGTTTTTTTATATTTATGGTTATGAAACAACCGTGGTTAGAATATATTGTAAGGTTTGGTGATATGGAGTCCGTTGAGGATGCGTTCATCAAAATGAGAATGGCCCTCAGAGATGCTGGTTTTACAGAAGAAGACTTAAAAAGTATCTCATCGGCACCTACAGAGGTGTTTAGGTTAAGAGATGAAGTTCTTAATAATATTCAAAACGTAAATCAACAATTAATGAAATACGGTATGTGGAATGATGATGTCAAAAAGAATTTTGATAGTTACATTTCAAGAAAGTTGTCTAAGTTAGAAGAAAAATATCCTTTAAACAATGGCAATCAAGAGTGAAAAAATCGTAGGTAAACAAATCATCAATGAGGTAGAGTCTTCAAACATCACTAAGACTATCTATGACCTCGACCAAAAGAAACTAACAGCAACATTCAAAAACGGTATGGAATACGAATACAAAGATGTTCCACACAAAGTTTATACCCAATTTAGAATGGCAGAATCTCAAGGAAGTTTCTTCAACAAAGAGATTGCGAAGAAATACGAATACAAAAAAATAACAAAGTAAGTCTTCGTGGTATTTATTGTTAATGGGTAAATTTGATGAAATAGTATCAAGTTTTTATGTGCAAGACGAACTCAATCCTGAGATATGGGATAATGAGGACATGTCTATGCATTCTGATGTGCGTCAATCCCTTATCGATATTGCCAATGAATTTATTGAATTTTTAGGTTTACCTATCTTTGTCTCAGATATTACTATGACAGGTTCTTTGGCAAATTACAACTGGTCCAAATTCTCTGATGTTGATTTACACATTATGTATGACTTTGATGAGTCAGGAGATGATAAGGAACTTATTAAAGAATTATTTAAATTAAAGAAAACATTATTTAACTCTACTCACGACATCACAGTAAAAGGTTATGAAGTAGAATTATATGTTCAGGACCTTAATGAATCACACTTTTCAACAGGGGTATATTCGGTATTATTTGACGAGTGGATAGAAGAACCATCTAAAGAAGAGGTTAAAATTGACGAAGAGAGATTACAGGAGAAAGTAGAATCTTGGATGGATAAGATTGATAATCTTTTAGATACTGTTGAAGATGAAGACCTCGACCAAGCCTTAGAAACGATTGACAAATTCAAAGACCAACTAAAGAAATACCGTAGTTGTGGATTAGAGAGTGAGGGTGAATATTCTTACGAGAACTTAGTATTCAAATTCTTAAGAAGAAACGGATACGTTCAAAAACTATTTGATTTTACCAACGAACTTGTGGATAAAAACCTGTCATTAGAACAGGAGATTGAAGAATAATTTTTACTAATTATAGTGTAAAAAGGAAAAATCTTATTTTTCAATATATTTATTAGAAAAAAAGTTATGCCAATTAATACTTGTAACTCGCACAACGAATATGAAGCGTTCTCAGGTGGAACGGCAACTCCTCATCCTATCTATACTAATAGTGATGGTGAAGAAGTAATACAATGTGGCTCTGTCCTCCTTGGTGGTGGCGGTGTTTTTAATTAAAATAAAGTTTTATAAATAATATAAAATGGGAGATTTAAGACCTTTAGGTAGTGAGAAATTACAGGGTACGGACAAACTAAAACGTATCATGGAAATTGCTCGTTATAACGAAACAGACCGTTCAGAATTGAACGAATCGAATTCTGTGGAGTATCAAAGACAGTTAGCCGATGGAAAATATTACGGTATTGTATTTGAGAAAAACGGATATATCATCAAAAGTGGTTTGAATGAATCAGAAATGGATTACAACGAACCAATGGCCAACAGAAAGTATATGAGTTCATACTCAAAAGCTTTGAAGAAATTCAATTTGATGGCTGCAGAATTAAACAGACTTCACGAAAACGAAGAAGGTTTGAACCTTTTTGGAGAGCAAGAAAAGAAGTTTGTTCTAAAAACACCAAAACCTGAAGCTCCGGCAGTAGAACCTGAAATGGATTTAGACTTGTCGGCATCTGCGGATAGTGATATGGGCGGTGAAGACTTAGATTTAGATTTAGGTTTGGACACTCCTGAAGGTGAAGAAGAAATGGACTTGGATTTAGACATGGATATGGAACCTGAAATGGACCAAGAAATGGATGACCAAGAAGAAGAAGTATCAATCAAAGTAATTCAAAAACTAACAGGTAAATTAGGTCAGAAGTTAAGAACCATCGACTCCCAGGAAGGTTTAACTTCAGAAGATATCAAATACGTTTTGAATTCAATCATTTCTGCAATTGATTTGGATAAGTTAAGTGAAGAAGATAAAGAAGATATCTTAGCTAACTTTGAAGAAGACGAAATCGACTACGGTGTAGATGATGAAGCTGATTTAGATGTTGATGCTGGTGAAGAATTGGACTTAGACATGGACTTAGATATGGACATGGAAGAACCAACAGAAGTTAGTGAAATGACAGAAGACTACGATGATATGTTCTTATCTATTGGTGACCAACCTTGGTTTAATAGAAATGATAGTGAATTTAAAGGAGAATTTGATTTTGACTACGATGAAGAAGAAATCGAAGACTTTGATGATTTGATGTCAAGATACGGGGCAAAACAAAAATGGTTTAGACCTGACGATAGTGACAAAAGAGATTTAGGTATGAGTAGTAGTGGTAGAAGAATGTTTGATATGTATAAAGAAAAATATGGTCAACCATTCAAACTACGTAAGAGAAGAAACATGGACATGGGTGGGAAACTAATGGATGAAATTTTCTCTGAGTCAAAAATCGATAAAGTTCTTTCTAAGTATTTTGTAGTTTCTGAAGAAGAAAAAGTGATGAGTGAACAAAAGAACATCAAAAGATTCATCGCTGAGAAAGTTCAGAAAGTAACTGTTAGAAAAGAAATGAAGTCAATGTGTGAGACTGTAGAACAAGAAATGACTGCAGACTTCCTATTGAGAGAAAATTCTGATATTAAATTTTTAGGTAAAACAAACAAAGGTAACTTAGTATTTGAGAACGAAGGTCAACAGATTAAAGTTTCTCAAAAGGGTGAGTTACTATGAAACTAGTATACGTTAATGAACTCGGTCCCAACTTTAAGGGGGATAATATTTACGAGTTTATTTTTAGTGATATTGACGATGTATGGGGTGAAGATTGGGATAAGGAACCTGCCGGTGGTAACCCAACTCCACCCCTTATACATTTTATAAAGAAGGTAGGAATTTTGAAGAATACCGATATTGAGTTGAACTTAATTCAAAATTCTGACTTTTTCTCGGTATATGATGCCACTGAAGATGTTATTGCATTGGCATGGGAAGATGCTGAGAGTGAAGCCATCGTTGACCAAAAGTTTACCCGTTTGGTTTTTAGATACGGGGAGACTGAGGAAAAGGTTAAGGATAAATTATACGAAAGAGACATAGTGTTGTCTTGGGAAAAAAGTTTAATGAGTCATGAATAATAAGAAAGTTGCAAGACTATTAGATAGAGGGTTGAAGTTTGAAACCCTTAAAAATTTGTCGGAGTCTCAGATAGATTCATTATATGGGGCAATTATCAAAGAACAGGAGGATGCGTCAGCGGCGGCTGATGAGGTAACTTCTAAAATTCAACTAGCCAGACAAATCACTCAACAATTAAAGAATGAATTAGTTGGTGAGGAAGAATTGGACGAGAATGAAGACGGTCTTGAAGATTTGGCTCGTCAGGATTACACAGGTCAAGAGGGTCCACACGATGAGGACGATATGGCACCTGACGGTATGGATGACGATTCAGATAACAACAGAGCTATGATGGGTGAGGAGAATAAAGAGGAAAAGATTAGACAAATCGAAGAATCTTTAGTATCTTTGATTCGTAAATATATCCCTGAAGAGACGATGAGTAAGAAAGACCTATTAAAGATGTTGGAACAGGCACCTGGTACAAAGGAAGCCCCTGTAAAGACACCAACGAGGACTAAACCTGAGAGAAAGTCACCTTATAAGCCGAAACACAAACCGGCTCCAAAGGCTGCAGATACTGAAGTTGCACCCTCAAGAGTTAAACCTGGTACGAAAGAAAAACCAGGTAGAAAGACTCCATACCAACCAAAACACAAACCAGCCCCAAAGGCGGTAGAAAAAGAATTACCAAGTTTCTTAAAGTTTAACGAATTAAATATCAAATTTAGAGATGAGCAAGAAGATTAATGAAGCACCAATAGATTACGGTGATAGACCAGAAAGAATGGCACCTGATATTCAGGCAAAGATTCAGGGTCGTGAGACACCTTTATCAGATAATCCAGCATTGGATATTGATGTTGACGGTGATGGTGTTGTTAGTTCGTTTGAAGAAAAATTGGCATCTAAAAGATTTGGTGATGTTGTTGATAAGGTAAAACAATACACTGGAATGCAAGACATCTCAGGTCCTAACGCATTTATGGAGTTACAGATGATGCTTCAAAGAGCAGTTCAACAGGTAAAATCTATCGAGTCAAACAATGAAGAGTATTTGGAAAACTTAGCCATTGATTTGGTGAAAAAAGAAATGGGTCTTCCTGATGATGCATTTCAATACGACGTTGAACTACTTTCAGGTATGGGTGAGATTGACACCTCTAAAATGAGAGGTCAGTCAGATGAAGAACCCGATGAGGAGGAAATTATGAAAGCCTTCGGTGACCAAGATGCTGATGATATGGAAGACGATATCGATGCGTTTATGGATGCGATGGATAAATTTGACATGGAAAAGGCAAAACGTCGTTTCATTAACTCACTTATTCAAGGGGCATCTAAAAAGGGTCACTATATGTATAATTTGGTATCGGATGAACTTAACCGTCTCGACCCACAACTATTGAATCTTTATGGTGTATTGATGTCAATTGCTGACATTATGTATTGGATTATTCCTGACCAAATGACTCAGATGATGGCGGGTGAAGGTGAAGGTGTTCAGGGTTCTGAAGAAGTTGATGATGAAACCGACCCACCGACAATCAAAGCAAAAGGACTGTTCTTCCCTGTGTTAATACATGAACTATTAAAAGGTGTGTATGAAGCATTGGGAACGCAAGGTCTTCCTGATGACCCTAAAGCAGCTGAATTGGTTATGGGTTCACAGGATACCCTTCCTTACGAAATTTGGGATTTACGTTTGGGACCTGTTATTTGGGAAAAATTCGTGGAGGCATACCCTGAAAGATTGTTCGAAGATGACTTAAGAGAGATTCAGAACTATTTGTTCTCACGTTTCTCAATGTTGTCTACAGAGGAGTTCTTTGAGGTGGCTCGTGAGATTCTAAAGGGTACCGACAAAGGAAAGCAAATCTTAAACAGAATGGTTGATGAAATCATTGAGGAGTTACGTCAATATGATTTGGAGGATGCATTATCTGATTACGATGACGATGATGACGATGATGATGAGTTCAGAGACTTTTTGGGTGACTTAGGTATTTCTTTATCATAAAAAAGTAAGTATCATGGAGTATGGCGTTAACCAGAGAAAAAGTATTATTAGAGTATGCAAAAATTGTCAAGGATACGCCATATGCTCTAAAAACATATCTACAGACTTACGATAACACACAGTCAATGTATGTTCCGTTGGATTTATTTCCCGACCAGGAACATCTCATTAACGACTACGACAATTTCGAAGAAAATATTGCATTGAAGTATAGACAGGCGGGAGTATCTACGGTTACCGCCGCTTGGGCTTCAAAAAAGTTGGTGACTGCTCAGAAGAAAAAGCCTGAGAAGATTCTAATCATTGCCAACAAATTGGACACCTCTATGGAATTTGCCAATAAGGTAAGGTCATTCGTTGACCAATGGCCGGATTGGTTGGGTGTTAAATTCTCACAGGAGAAAAACTCACAACGACACTTTAAGTTAACCAATGGGTGTGAAGTAAAAGCCGTTGCTACGTCAAAGGATGCCTTGCGTGGTTATACCCCTACTATTCTTATTTTTGATGAAGCGGCCTTTATCGAGGCAGATGATGACTTCTGGTCTGCGTGTATGGCGTCGTTGTCTACGGGTGGTAAGGTGATTGTAATTTCAACACCTAACGGTTTTGACCCTATCTACTACACTATTTACGAACAATCGGTAAGAAAGATGAATGACTTCAAGATTACTGAGATGTATTGGTACCGTGACCCTCGTTATGCCAAAGACTTAAAACTTATAAAGACGAAGGATATTGTTCATTATATGTTGAATAGAGAAGAATATGACGATAGTAAAATTATTATCGACTATTCACATTTGGACCCTATGACTCGTGATTTTGAGGAGATTAAAGAAAGATTTATTGAAGGATATAAACCGTATTCTTCTTGGTTTGAAAACATGGCTAAGAAGTTAAAGTTTGACCGTAGAAAGATTTCTCAGGAATTGGAGTGTAACTTCTTAGGTTCGGGGGATAACGTTATTCCACCTGAGACTGTGGAGATGATTAAGGAAAACTACATTCGTGACCCTGAGAATAAGTTCATGGGTGGTGCATTGTGGCAATGGAAAGAGCCAATTGAAGGTCATAAATACATTATGGGTATTGATGTTTCTCGTGGTGATAGCGAGGATTTTACGACCTTTAGTATTGTGGACTTTGACGAGAGAGAACAGGTATTGGAATACTTAGGTAAGATACCACCTGATGTTGCCGCTGAGGTGGCATTTAAATGGGCGACAATGTATAATGCATTTGTGGTTATTGATATTACTGGTGGTATGGGAGTATCAACATCCCGAAAGCTTCAAGAGATGGGTTACCAAAGTCTATATGTTGAAGGTATGAATGCCGCGGATAAGTGGAAGTATAACCCTAAACTACAAGAGAAGATACCTGGACTTAACTTTAACTCTAAAAGGGTTCAGATTGTTGCTGCCTTTGAGGAAGCGTTAAGACACAACTTCCAATTAAGGTCTGTAAGGTGTTTAAATGAACTTAATACGTTTGTTTATATCAATGGTAGACCTGACCACCAAAAGGGTCAACACGATGACCTTATTATGGCCCTTGCAATGGCAATATACGTTGGTGAGAACTCCTTTAGTAGTTTAGAGAAGGTTACAGAACAAACCAAAGCGATGGTAGAAAGTTGGACGGTAAATGAAAATCCCGTTAAAAACCCTGTGGGTAATTTTAACCCAGGTGTTCCAACAATGCCGGCAGACCCTTATGGGAATCAACACAGAATGGGAGGTAATCCGTCAAGAAGTGATTATCAAGACTATTTATGGTTATTCGGGGGTAGAAGATAAATAAAATAGTAAAGTTTAATTATTGAATTAAGTTCTTACTATTTATTAAACAAAGAAAAAAATGGCGGAGAATAATTATACAGTTTGGCAGAGACTTACCAAAGTATTTGGTCCTGATTCATCATTGGACCAGCAAACTCCTGTATATAAGTTTGACAAGAAGGAACTGTTAAAAACCCCTGATAAGCAAGAGTATGAGAGAGAAAAACTTCAAGCTCAACAAACTCTTTATTTGGGTCAACAATGGCAGAAAGTAGAAAATAACTTATATACTCAAGCCGTCTATTATGAACCAACACGTTTGGCCGCGTTCTATGATTATGAGAGTATGGAATATACTCCTGAGATATCTGCGGCGTTGGATATCTATTCTGAGGAATCTACAACGGCAAACGAAGATGGTTACATCCTACAAATTTATTCTGAGAGTAATCGTATTAAATCGGTATTGGCGGACCTATTCAACAACAGATTGGATATTGACACCAACTTACCGATGTGGACAAGAAACACCTGTAAGTATGGTGATAACTTCGTATACCTGAAGTTAGACCCTGATAAGGGTGTAATGGGTGGTGTTCAAATGCCGAACATTGAAATCGAAAGATTGGAGAGAGGTATGAAGAGTGGTTCTCACAATCAATACAGTTTATCTCACGATGGTGAACAAACTGAGGCGATGAAGTTCACGTGGAAAAACAAAGACATGGAGTTCAACACTTGGGAGATTGCTCACTTTAGATTATTGGGTGATGACAGAAAACTTCCATACGGAACGTCTATGTTGGAGAAAGCCAGAAGAATTTGGAAACAACTTATTCTTTCTGAAGATGCGATGTTAATCTATAGAACATCGAGAGCACCTGAGAGAAGGGTGTTTAAAGTATTCGTCGGTAACATGGATGACAAAGATGTTGAACCGTATGTACAGCGAGTCGCCAATAAGTTCAAACGTGACCAGGTCGCAGACCCAGCAACGGGTAATGTCGACCTACGTATGAACCAAATGGCTGTTGACCAAGATTACTTTATTCCTGTTCGTGACCCTAACGCTCCGAACCCTATTGATACATTACCAGGTGCACAGAACCTGTCAGAGATTGCGGATATTGAATACATCCAAAAGAAACTATTGACTGCACTTCGTGTTCCTAAGGCATTCTTAGGTTTTGAGGAGGTTACTGGTGAAGGTAAGAACTTGGCGTTACAGGATATTCGTTTTGCAAGAACTATCAACAGAATTCAAAGGTCGATGATTCAGGAATTGAATAAGATTGCAATCATCCACTTATATATCTTAGGTTTTGAGGACGAATTGAATAACTTTACATTAGGATTAACTAACCCATCAACTCAAGCTGACCTTCTCAAGGTAGAACAATGGCAACAGAAAATTCAGTTGTATAGAGATGCGGTATCTGACCCAGGTAATGGTATTCAACCCGTATCGTCATCATGGGCTAAGAAACACATTCTTGGATTCTCTGATGAAGAGATTAAATTGGATATCCAACAACAACGTATTGAGAAAGCTGTTGGTGCTGAACTTGAGAAAACTGCTGAGGTTATCATTCACACAGGTCTGTTTGACAATATTGACAAACTATACGGTGAGAAAGGTAAGGCAGCAGAAGGAGAAGCTGGAAGTGAAGAAGGTGGAGATGACTTTGGAGGTGGCTCTGACTTTGGAAGTGACTTCGGTGGAGGTTCTGACTTTGGTGGTGGCACAGACTTAGGTGGTGACCTTGGAGGTGACTTAGGTGCTGAGACAGCAGGTGAAACTGAGGTCGGTGCAGGTGCCGGTGGAGAGATTACTCCTGAATCGTTGGTTAAGAACAAAGACTTAGATTTAATCTTAGAAGATAGTTCATTATTTGGTAACGACACGACAATAGATTTGTCAAAAGGTCGTCAGTCTTTAGGTGAGATTGAGAAAAAACTGAATGACTTACTAGATTCGTAATATTTATTAAAAAAAAGAAAAATGAATAAGATTGGTATTTTAAAGTCAAAAATTGAAAATAGTCTTACTAAAGCATACGGTAAGGATACGTTCAAACCAATGATGAAAAACTTCAAAGAAAAGGTTTTGAATAAAAAATCTTTGGCCGAAGCATTCTACATTTACGACCAATTGTCAACACCAAAAGGTATGGATATGGACATTGCTCCTGATTACATCATGGAGTCATTCAACGAGTTACAAATCATTATTAAGAAAAATCAAAAAGATATCCAAGAGTTATCTGATTGGGTAGATACTTTGTTAGGTGAATCTACAGATGAATATTCAAATATTGATAAGGTATTATATAACAAAGGAATGAAAAATTTGGAGACCGTTTTGGAGTCAAAAAAAGAAATTAAAAAATTAATCACTTCTCCAAAAATTGAGAAACAAATTTCTGAATCTACAAACATTCCATTATCATCAATGTTGAAGATTGCAACCAATACATTTAACAAAGAATACGGTAGTATTTCGGAATCAGAAAAAATGGAGTTACAGTCATTACTTTCTTTAAGTAAAAAAGAGATTGAAACTGAGATGACTTCTTTAAGAGAATCAGTAATTGAAAAGTTAAAGAATACGTCTAATTCTGAAGACATGGAACTTAGTGATAAAGTTCAACAAACCATTCAAAAGATTAAAGAGAGTCCAAACGACTTAGTAAACTTATATAAGTTAAAACAACTTAACGAGGGATTATAAAATTAAAAAAGGGTTTAGTCTTCTAAACCCTTTCTTTTTTCTACATATTTGGCTTTTGCCATCTTCTTTCTTTTTTTCTGTGACGGCTTTTCGTATTCACGACCTTCCTTTAAGTCCACCAACTGTTTTGTTTGAATGACCTTATAACGATACCTCTTTAGGGCTCGGTCGATATTTTCACCTTTGTTTACTTTTACTATTAACATATATTACTTCAATATAAATAAATATCTCTAAAAAATCAAATTTGACACACAAGGAGTTATTTGCTATTATTAACAGTAAATAAACGAAGTATATGAAAACAATGTATGAAAAAAGGGAAGACTTCAAAATTAGACATTTTTAAAAACGCAAAATGTAATTACGGGACAGTAGATTCCCAAGAATTTAAATCACTTTATATCTCCATTCAATCGTGGGTCCAACCAAAAAAAGAAGCCACAAACTGGGACCGTGTAACGGGGAATATGTGTAGAGAAATAAAACACAATTTATTGGAGTCAGTAGACCCATTAACGTTCGAACAAAAAAATATTGTAGACTTAGATTTACGAAGTAGTGGAATTCAGTTGGGAAAGAGAAGTTTTATGAATTTAGAAATTACACTATTCATTAAAAATCCTGTAGATTTTAAATCACCAATATTAAGACAAAAAATTAAAGATATTTGTAAGTCAGTTTATAATGACGAACTGATGAATTCAGAGTATTTTACTTTCTACAAAACAAAATCGGTGAAAGTTTAATATTTATATTAAAACTTAATCGGTGAAAATCACAATTACAGAATCACAATTAAAAAGATTAAAAAAGGTTATCAATGAGGCTAATACCGTCATTGATGACCTTAATAATCGTATTGACCCCGCCCAATTTATATTTGAAAAGGAATTTACCACTGTGACTTTTAACAAAGTAATGTTGGAAGGAGATATTGAAGATGGGTTAAGTGTTTTGGTATCCATAGACAAGGTTTTATACGAATACTATGGTGAGAAAGACGTGACAGAATTTGCAAACACATGGGCAATAAAAGACATTTATACGGGTGATGACTTACCGTTAGGTACAGATATATCTATTCATATTGCAAATATGATGAATAAAAAATATACAAAGTATCTCGGAGTTAATATTACTGAGTGGGATATCATTATAGAATAATCTCCATTTAAGAGTATTTATAATAAAGAATTATTACTATGAGAGTTTTAGGACCACAAGATACAGGTAAGGGCATTTTAATAGAATGGGACGCAGGATTTATCGACCCAAAAGAAAGAAGGAATGCTGAAGTGATTAAAGAGTCTTATGGACAGTTGGACCATTCAAAGCCATTTGAGTTCTATGCCGTCCTACAAAAATACGATACCCCAAACAGAAACGGTCGTGTATATCCTGAAAAGATTTTACGTAGAGAAGCCGACAGATATCAAGGAGCAATCAAAAAAGGATTGTCCATATCTGAACTTAATCACCCTGAATCATCATTGATTGATTTGGACCGTGTATCTCACCTTATCACAGATATGTGGTGGGAAGGTAATACATTGATG